ACTAAAATGGTTTGCGGCCACTCCTGATGCTATACTTTGTAATATTGGCATCCTTACAGCTGGATTCGATGAACCCAGTATTAAATGCGTTATCATGAACCGCGCGACCTTATCGCTGCCTCTCTGGTTACAATGTACCGGTCGTGGGTCGCGCCCCTTCGAGAACAAAGATCATTTCATTATTCTGGACTTGGGTGGCAACGCACTCCGGCATGGCGACTGGTCCACCCCCCGTGATTGGCATTTTATTTTCCATAATCCACCCAAGCCTGGTAAGCAGAAAGCTGATGGTGCTGCACCGGTCAAATTGTGCGAGCAATGCGAGGCGATCATTTCCCTGCAGGCCCGGGTATGTCCATTTTGTGGTGCTGAGCAATCTCAGAAAGCACCGCAATACGATAAGGCTTCCGTGGAGTTTGAATTGATCTCATCATCGATAAATATCACCGGCATAGTTGAGCAGGTTCAGCAGCGAGGTGCAAATCCATATGGGGCCATCCATGCGGTGAAGCAAATTATTATACAGCAGGCCAAGGATTCCCAAACGGGCATGAACGACACAATTGCCTATAACCTGCTTGAACTCTACCAGGAGAAAGTAAAAGAATGGTGCCATATGAATGGTAAAAATTACGATCAGTGGCACAAAGACATAACATCCAGCTGGTTTTTTGATGAGCTGCGGAAGCAGTTCCAGTATGAAAAGCCGGTTTTAAATATACAACTATGACAGCAGGTAATATTTCGGTATTCAATAACGTGAAGCATTTATCCAATGGTGGCACAATGGATATTTTATCATATCTGTATGCAATAAAGAATGGCAGATGGAACAACGAGATTATCGATTACCGTAATAATAAAATTGAAAAGATCGCATTACCTCTTGCGACAATCTGTGGAGTCTTTTCATATAGAAGTATCGCAGGTTTAGTCGAACCGAGTGGGTTTATATGTATAGATATTGACGATATTGATCCTGTAGTTGTGAAACAGCAGCTGGCAGCCGATAAATATACCTTTGCAGCCTGGAAATCAGTAGGAGGAAAAGGTGTAGCCGCAGTTTTCAAGATTAATCCCAAAAAACATGCTGAAAGTTTTCTTGGGCTGTCTGAGTATCTATTCTCAACTTACGGTATTGTCGTTGACCCATCCGGCAAGGATGTCAGCCGAGCAAGGTTTGTTTCTACGGATCATGAACTTTTTATAAACGAAGGATCGGCCAAATTCGCTATATACCCGCCGCCGAAAAAAAAAGCGTTAACCAAGCTGCCGCAACAAGTATTCGTTCAATCTGACTTTGATGAGATCGTTGCTCAGGTAGCGGATAGGGGTGTTGACCTGGTGGATTCCTATTTTGATTGGGTAACGGTGGCTTTTGCACTTAGTGATAAGTTCGGGGAAGCCGGGCGTGGGTATTTCCATACCCTAAGCGGAATCAGCCATAAGTACTCCCCGGACAAATGTGATAAGCAGTATTCTGCCTGCCTGAACCACAAAGGCACCGGGATTACCATTGCCAGTTTCTACTATATGGCCAAGCAGGCCGGGATAGTGACGGTATCAGCAAAAACAAAGCTTATTGGGACAACAGCCTTCCAGGCAAAAAAGACCGGCCGCTCGGCTGAATCTGCCGTGCAACTCCTGCAAGACCTTGAAAGGATTCCGGCTGATATATCCAGGGATGTTGTGGATCAAGTGTTCAATAGCAATATAGAATTTGAGGACAATGAATCCATCCTTGAAGATTTGATGATATACCTACGCCAAAACTACACCTTCAGGCGTAACGAGCTTACCCGAAAAATTGAAAACAGTGGTGTACCCATGGAAACAAAAGACCTGAACACCGTATTCATTAATACCAAAAAAGCAATAGACAAAACATCATTTGAACTTATGGAAAGAGTAATTAATTCCGATTTCACTCAGGATTATAATCCGTTGACTGAGTTTATCCAGGCGAACCGACACCGGCAACCATCCGGTCTAATTGTGCAGCTATGCAATAGTATTCGCAGCTCACAGCCAAAAGAATACAAGGAGCTATTCATCACCAAATGGCTGGTTGGTATTGTCGAATCTATAGAAGGAGATTTTTCCCCTCTTATGCTGGTGTTATCTGGTTCCAGGCAGGGAACGGGAAAAACTGAGTGGTTTAGGCGGCTACTACCCCGGGATATACGCTCCTACTACGCAGAATCCAAACTTGATGCTGGCAAGGATGATGAGATCCTAATGACCTCTAAGCTGCTTATTGTTGATGACGAAATGGGTGGTAAGTCCAAAAAGGAGACCGCCAGGCTGAAAGAATTGACCTCAAAGAAATGGTTTTCTCTCCGTGAACCCTACGGTCGTCATAATGTTGATCTTCGTAGGCTGGCTGTATTGGGTGGGACATCAAATGATAGTGATCTGCTCAATGACCCTACCGGCAACCGACGTATTATCCCCATTGAGGTGATCGACTATATTGACAAGGAGCTCTACAATTCTATTGACAAGACTGATCTTTTAATGGAGGTGTATCACCTGCACAAAAGTGGATTCACTTCGGTTTTGTCTAAAGAAGAGATCGAATACCTGGCAAGCCAGACGGAAGACTTTCAGGCACCATCTGTCGAAAGAGAATTGCTCATGGCATACTATGAATTGCCTCCTGATGATCTACATCGGGAATTTTTGACCACTTCAGAGATAAAAGCACGCATCGAAATGCAATCCGGGCAGCGTTTGAACATTAACAAACTAGGGCAAGAATTGAAAAAATGTGGGTTCGAGAGGGTCTCAAAAGGGAAAAGAGCTGCCAGAAGGTATGGTTATTACGTAAAAAGGCGCGCAATTCAGTAAAATAGTTACACCCTGGTTACACCTATTAAACCCTTGCTGGCGTTGCATTTGAATAGATTTATAGTAATAAGGGTATAACTGAAAACAAATAGTAGTTACCTAACCCTAAACGCAATACAGATAATAATTACAGCCGATATAGGTAACTAGTGTAACTACTTTTTATTATAGAGTATATTTTAATAAATAAAAACACAGTGGAGCAAAAAGATATTATAGCACAAAAGAATCTATAGGAAAAGTGGCTACCGTGGCTACCCGGATACCTTAGCCCCCTGCCATTTACATTAAATAAATATTACAATAATAATCCTCCAATGAACAAACTCACAGAAGCAATCGTCGCTATTTGCAATGTCGCTATCGTATCAATAGCGGCTTTTTTATTTTACAAAACCGGCTCATTATGGAGCCTGGTTATTCTTTTATTCACTCAATCTTATAAAAATGCCTAGCGAAATCCAAATACAATCCGAATGTTTCCAATGGGCATGGAACACATACCCACAAACGCGACGACTACTCTTCCACGTCCCAAACGGTGGAAAACGCAATCCAATTGAAGCAATGCAACTCAAATCATCCGGAGTAATAGCCGGCGTGCCCGATATGCTTTTCCTATATGCCGGGAAATGGCACGCTTTTGAGTTTAAAGACGATACAGGCGTACTATCTAAGGACCAGAAGGAATTACACCCCGTATGGGCCTCCCAGGGCCAAGAAATACACATCGTGAGAGATGTGGAGACGTTCAAATCTTTATTCACACAAATAATATCGTCATGAACGAGATAACCGATATCAGAACTAAGGGTCAAGCTTACTACCTATACGATCTGTCAATACAGGATATCGAGCAACGCAGAGCATCCAGGCAACTATTCAATACTGGAAGAGATGTGATGGAATATCTTGGTATCACCACACACCAACAACTGCGCAACTACACCGAACTAAAGAAGAAGCGACAGAACGGGCAGATCATCCTTTATTACCGCACACACACATCACACAAATACAATAGATCATTCGCAATAAGAAAAGTAAAGTAAATATGAAACACGAAGGAAAAGGCATACCTTTTTGGTTGCACATAACATTAGCATTACTCATAAGCGGACTAGGGGTTATGCTTGTCAAGCATCCATATGCTTGTCTACTTAGCATCATTGCATCACTTCTCCTTGAGATACTTAATCGATTGGCGATAATCAGCAATAAGATTAGTGATCATAAATAAACGGTCAGAGCCTATGCGTTGTTATGTCGATTCGTAATACATTGATAATCAAAAGGTACTCCCTCACAATCCCATTTGTCACGCAAAGTATGGGACACCGCATCAAAAAACATGTATCACCCTATTTCAAATTTTGTATAAAAAATGTATAAGTTGTATAAAATCCCATTATACAATTGCTATACAAATGCTATCTTAGTAGGAACCACATTGACTTTAACGTGATTTTCCCTGTCTAAAATGGCACTTTTAACCGCATCCGAATTCGCAGACGCTTGTATAATTAAGAGAACCTCCCTGGCTTCCTATGAGAACCGGGGTAAAATCGTTGCTACAGGATCAGGTAAGAATAAAAAGTTTGATACAGAAAATCCAACAAACGCATTATTCATTCGGGATAAACAGGCAAAGAAAACCTCAGAGCTGGAAGAAGCTGAGATTATAAACAGGATAAAGAAGTACCCTGCTGCACCTGAAAAAGTGGAAGCAAAGCCAGACACTACTCATACCGATGCCTTTAATAAGATTTTGGCGGAGGTTGATGAAGCAGAAAAGGCGGTTGGTAAATCAAGGAACGGGAAACCTACCCCTAAATATGAGGATTCTGTACAACTGCTTAAATACCTGGATACACTAAAAAGGGAAAAGGAAATTGAACAGCTCACGATTAAAATCCAAAAGCAAAGGGGGGAAGTCGTTCCTGCGGATTTAATTCAAAATGTCTTTACAGCTCATAATCAATCTATTCTTATTGAGTTTAAAAATGGGGCTGATGATATTATACGGATTATAAGTGCAGAGAAGCGTTTTAGTGTAGATGAAATTGCAAAAATCAGGGGCCAATTGGTTGATATTTTAAATCGGGCAATAGATCAGGCAATAGAAAACACTGCAAAATCTGTTGAACAAATTATTAATGATTACACTTCAATATTAGCGGTTGGTGAAAGGACTTGATGAAATAAGAGGGGTAAAAGAATATGTATCTGCTTTTGAAAATCTTGTAAGAAATAGCAAGGTTTCAATTTCAAATATCAAACCTAGCCAATGGGCAGAGGAAAATATTGTAATTAATTCAGGCGCATTCCCTGGCAGGCTAAAATATTCTTTAACCCCTTACACGCGTGAAATAATTGATTGTATGGCTCCGGATCATCCGGCAAGATGGGTTGCAGTAATGAAAGGAGGTCAGCTAGGGTTTTCGTCAACTATTTTGATCCCCGGAATTGGCTGGATGATTGCAAATCAACCAGGGAACTCTTACTTGACAGTTGGATCACCGGACCTGATAGATCCGGCAATGGAAAAAGTAGATTTAATGATAGATGGTAGCGGTATCCGTCATTTGATTAAACCGAGTGTTAACAGAAATAGGGCACAAAAATCTGGCGATACTAATACAAAAAAGGAGTTTTCAAAAGGATATTTAACAGTTGCTTACGCAGGAAATCATAAGGCGTGGAGGCAAGTGGATTTAATGTATGGATGGTTTGATGACTTAGAGGCTGTAAAGTCTTCTTCTAAGGAATCAGGTAATACAATCGATTTGATTGAACAACGTTTTGCCGCTTATGCTAATAGGCATAAAATTTACTATATTTCAACTCCTGAACTTAAATCAACATCAAATATTGAGCCGGTATATTTAAAAGGGGATCAACGAAAATATCTAACTCCTTGTCCCTGTTGTGGTGAATTTATAGAATGGGTTTGGACGATAGAAGAAAACGGCATTACTGGCGGAATAACTTGGCAAGTTGACGAAAATGGGGAACTTATTGCAGAATCCGTTGGATATACCTGTCAAAAATGTGGAGGATTCTTTACGGATGAAAAGAAACATCAACTATTAAATCAGGGATATTGGCAACCGACCGCTAAACCGTCACAGCCTGGCTATTACAGTTACCATCTTTCAAGCCTATATGCTCCGCCTGGTATCTACAATTGGGAACGTTATGTAAGGAGATGGATTGATATTCACCCTCCAGGTCAGCCTAGAGATGAAGCAAAATACAAGACGTTTGTAAATGTGGTGCTCGGATTAACCTATGAAGAAACTGCAGAAGCTCCGGAGGCTAATGCCATCATGGGAAACATCCGCGATTATGAAATAGGAATGGTTCCGGAATCAATATCTATAGATGATGAGAATGGGAAAATTGTTTTGCTTACATGTGGTGCGGATATGAACGGTAACCGGGATGATGCCCGTCTTGATTATGAGATTGTTGCACATGCTGAAAACGGCACCATTTATTCAATTACTCATGGTTCTATTGGAACATTTGTAAAAGGAGAAAGCAAAAAAGATGATGACCGGGTTAAGTGGACCTACCAGGAAAACATGCCAAATTCTGTATGGCCCGAATTTGAAAAGATCCTGGAACCTATATATAAAACAGACACGGGCCGCGAAATTCCAATTGCAATTACAGGGTTGGATACTGGCCACTGTACAACGGATGCTTATGCTTTTATTGATAGAACCAATTGCAATATTATAGGCTTCAAAGGAGAAGGGGAAGAAAAAATAAAGATCGGGCAAGATAAAAAAACTATCAGGGAATCAACAGAAAGGCCACAATTGTATATCGTACGTGTAGGATTGATTAAAGATAGACTAGCCGAGTATATGAATCTAAATTGGGGCGGCGATGGTACACCACAACCTGGTAACTTTCTTAATTTCCCCCAACCGGGTCACGGGCTGTATGGGTTCAGAAATTATTTTGAGCATTTTGAATCAGAGGAACGGGCATTTGAAAAAAATGCTATCGTCTGGAAGAAAAAGAACGGTAAGCAAAACCACTTATGGGATTGCCGAATTTATAACATGGCGATCCGGGATGTCTTTATTGATAAACTTACAAAAGCATACAAGCAAAAATTAACCTTTGCCGATTATGCCGCTTTGGTCGCCCCTTACTTGTAAAATAAAAAATCCCAAAATAGTCCCATAATAGTCCCAAAAACGGGACTATTTTTTTTTACCCTTTGCGCCGCTTCTATTTTAGTAGAAATACCAATCAAAAATGAACAATGCAATAGGTCAAGAAAGGGTTTCTGCAATTGTAGGCTATAATATCGGAACAGCAAACTTTTCTGAAACAAGCCCCAATTTACCGCAACGGATCGCAATCCTGGCAGAAGCGAATACAGCAAACCAGGCTACCCTTAATACAGCTCCACAGGATTTGATTTCGGCACAGCAAGCCGGTAATTTATACGGATTCGGTTCGCCTATTCACCAGATCATGCGCATTCTTAAGCCCGTGAGCGGTGATGGCGTTGGTGGTATTCCTATTGTAGTCTACCCACAAGTAGCAGCCGTTGGTTCTGCCGCTCGGGTTCAAACGATTACCATTACCGGTTCTGCAACAGAGAACCGCACACATAAGTTGTTGATTGCCGGAAGGTCAGCAGTCGATGCTTACAGCTATGAATTCAACATCGTATCAGGTGACACTCCAACAATCATAGCAGGAAAAATCTCTGATACAATAAATGCAGCCTTAGGCGCTCCTGTATCTGCAACATCAGCACTAGGTGTGGTCACAGCAACTACAAAATGGACCGGGTTAACTGCTCAGGATGTTTCAATTGAAGTAATTAATGATGGTAATGGTGCCGGGATAACATATGCTGTTGCTCAGACCACTGCTGGTAGTGGCACTCCGAATATTGCTGCATCTTTAGCTCTTTTTGGTTCATCCTGGAATACAATTGTAATTAACTCATACGGTGCCGTTTCATCAGTCCTGAACGCATTGGAAACCTTTAACGGTATCCCTGACAATGAACAGCCAACTGGTCGTTATAGCGGAATTATCATGAAGCCGTTTATAGCAATTACGGGGAGCACATTAGAGGATCCTAGTTCAGTTACTGATTCAAGAAAAGATAATGTAACTATTGCTATTGCCCCAGCACCTTTAAGCAAGGGGTTGCCGATGGAAGCCGCTGCAAATATGGCCTTACTTTATGCCCGTGTGAGTCAGGATACTCCGCACCTTGATGTGCTGGAGAAATCCTACCCGGATATGCCTGCACCAGCAAGCATTGGGATGATGAGTGCTTATGATGGCCGAGATGCAATCGTTAAGAAAGGCTCCTCAACTGTAGACCTGATTAATGGAAGATATCAGGTGAAAGACTTTGTAACTACCTATCACCCTGATGGTGAGGCAGTGCCTCAATTCCGATACTGCCGCACGCTGATGATCGACTTCAATGTAAAATATGGTTACTACTTGCTTGAGCAGATCAATGTTGTTGGGCATGCATTGGCAAATGACGGTGATCGAGTTAACGCAACTAAGGTCCTTAAGCCAAAGCAATGGAAGCAAATACTGAATACTTACGCTGATGACCTGGTTACTCGTGGATTATTGGCCGATGCTTCTTTATGCAGTCAAGCTTACAGGTAAATATTTCTTCTACAAATCCGGATAGGTTTGAAACCCAATTCAGGTATAAGCGTTCCGGGTTCTTACGTCAGTCGGCTACTACAGCAACTGCCGGATTCAATTTTGGTAATATCTAAAAAATAAATAACGATGGCTGTAGGTGGCGATATCATAGAAGTAACAGTAAACCATCCCACATTAGGGACTGGAATTTTTAAAATAAAATCTAATGAAGGTTCAACTTTTGACCTGGGGGGTATTCGTAAAAATGACGATGCAAACCAGATTGCAACTGATGGATCAATTATCAGGCAGATGAATATGGCAGCCTGGTCATTTGAATTAACTGCAGTAAATGATACTGTGGCTTCAAAGCCAGCGGCCGAGTTTGTTTGTGATTTACAGGCTAGTCCGGAAGAAGGCGATTGGACTTTCACATTTATTAACGGGACGGTATATGGTGGCCTGGGCTCTCCTGTTGGTGATGTTCAGCCGGATGCTAATGTTGCAACATTCACCTTAAAAGTGAATGGCGGTGGTAAGTTGAAAAAAATTGTTTAATCAAAAAATCAATATAATAAAATGAGTACAGTATCACACGAAGTAGCAGTAAAAGATGTTGAAAATTGGCTATCCTATAAAAGAATTCGTCCTAAAAAGATTGAAAAATATGAGGACTTTAAGGCAACACTTGTTGAGGCTGTTGAAGACGGAGCATTAGTCTTAAATGAGGACTACAGCTGGACACACAATTTATCATTCCCTATTGAGTCAGGAGACACACCTATTAACGGGTTTAAATATAAGCCCAGGGTTACCGTTGAAGAGGTAGGACAGAAGCTTAAAAATGCTGGGACCGATGCGGATTCTCGACTTTTGGCCTATTCTGCAGCGTTAGCAGGAGTTCCTATCTCAGTTTTGGCAAAAATGGATACTATTGATTCAAACATCTCTAATGCAGTAGCCGCTTTTTTTATGTAGGTGATTTCGATAGTGTTAATAATATGGCACTTACTATAGAATCAGAGCATCACTGGCCGCCAGAGGTTGTTGATGCTCTTTTTTTAGACGATAATGATCACAAAGGGTTAGTCAGACACTACGAAATCATCGATGAAAAAATAAAAAGCCTAAAAACAAAATAGCATGGCATTTACTATTCCTTCAATTTTTACAGCAATCGATAAATTAACAAGACCTGTGCAACAAATGGCAGCACGGGTTAACGGGTCGTTAGAAGCAATGGAAAGGAAATATAAAAACCTGAATAATGTTTCTCAAAAAATGATGGTTGGTGGAGTTGCTGTTGGTACTGCAATTGCCGCCCCATTGGTATTGGCTACGAAAAAAACTATTGCTTTTGAGGATGCAATGGCTGATGTTGCTAAAACGACAGGATTAAGTGGTACAAGCCTTAAAAACTTAGGTGATTCAATTCTCAAATATTCAGGACAAACAAGAACATCAATACAAGAGCTTACTCAAATAGCAGCAATTGGGGGTTCTATGGGAATTAATGAGCTTAATCAATTGGAGGCATTTACTAAGACAGCAGATAAATTCAATTTAGCTCTAGGCTCTGACTTTGGTGGAGTAGAAGAAGCTGTCAAGAGTATAGCTTCTTTACGAAATCTATATAAAGAGACAAGATTACTTGACTCTGCAAATAC